AGCTCCCGTTGTTCAGCCAACAAGCTCGAGCCAGGCTATAGTCACTGATTCCTCCGGGGGCACAGCTGCTGCGACTAATGGCATTCAGACCATTACCGCAACCTATAACAGCACGATATTAGCCAATGCGGTCGCAACGCTAGCTCAGCAAAGCAATGCTCTGAGGCTCGCTCTCGTGAACTTAGGTCTCATTAAAGGAAGCTAATATTCATATGAAGATATTCGTCGCCATTCCCGTTTACGATGGAAAGCTCCCAGTGCAGACCGTCAAATGTCTGTGTGAAGAGACTACTGTTGCAAATGGGGTTGGCGACGAACTTCGTGTGAACTTCTTGCCTTCTTGTAGCGTACCAGCTCAGGGTAGAAATCAACTGGTTCAAATGTTCCTGGAATCTGATTGCGACAGGCTCTTTTTTCTAGACGCTGATCTCACGTTCCTGCCTGGATCGATTATCAAGCTTGCTCACATGCCAGTGGATTTTGTGGGGGGATGCTACCGCTATAAGAGTAGGGATGAATGTTATCCGATCAACTGGCTTCCAAAGTCCGAACTTTATGCCAATGAACTAGGGCTTCTGGAGGTGGCAATGCTCCCGACAGGATTTCTTTCTCTTTCTCGAAATGTGTTTGAGTCCTTCAGGAAGCATTATCCAGGTCGGGAATATGAGCATTGGGGATCTAAGGCATATGCCTACTTTCAAATGTACTTCAAGGATGGAGCTCTTTATAGCGATGATGCCGGATTCTGCAAGGAATGGGCGGAATCTGGCGGGAAGATCTATCTTGATCCAGAGCTCACTTTAGTTCACTGGGACTTCAATCCAACAGCCCATCCAGGACATATTGGAAACTGGCTTAAAACAAAAAATGGGATCACCCAATCGGAAGGAAAATTATGAAATATCCAAAATGGAAATATAGCCCTGAAAAAGAGGCCACCATTGTTGAGTGCCTGGAAGAAGAAAAGGAACTGGGAATAGGATGGTTCGATAGTCCTGCCGAATATGGAATAGAAACCTGTCCTGGGAAAAAGCCAGACCCACAGATCGCAAAAAAGAAAAAGCAGGGGAAATAGAGCGTGTCGCTGACGGCGGGCCAACTCATCGCATCGAGTCTCAGAGTCATCGGAGTACTTGCATCTGGCGAGACTCCTACTGCCAATGAGCAAAACGATGCTCTGACAGCATTCAACGATCTCATCGATGCGTGGAGTACGCAGCAACTCTTAATCCCTAATAAGGAAAGAGAAGTGTTCCCTTTGGTTGCAAGTCAGCAGACCTATACGATGGGTACGGGAGGTAATTTCAATACGTCTCGTCCACAGATGATTGAAAACGCTCTGATTCAACTCGCCCAAAATAGTCCTGTTCTTGAAATCCCGATGGGAGTGCTAACAAAAGAACAATACCAGGCGGTTATTCTCAAAACTACAACGTCCACTTTTCCACTCTATCTTTATAATGATCAGGCCTATCCGTTATCGAATATCAATGTTTGGCCCGTTCCGAACACTGCAGTTAACAACCTTGTTCTGTATAGCTGGAAGCCTCTTTCTACTCTTTCGACAATCAATACAGCTCTTTCACTTCCGCCGGGCTACGAGCGCGCTTTGAAATTTGCGTTAGCCGTAGAGCTTGCTCCCGAGTACGGAAAAGCAATTCCTGATTCGGTTGCAATTCTTGCAGTCGAGTCCAAAGCCGATATCAAACGAATGAATTTTAAGCCTTACTATCTTCAAGTCGATCAAGAGATTAGGGCTAAGCCCGCTGTCTGGAACTGGATGACCGGGGAGCCTACATGAGATTTAAAGGCTTCATTGGCCCAAGTTACACGCTTCAGAGTGTGAACGTGGATTGCCAAAGATGCATCAATCTTTATCCTGAGATGGACGAGCTGGGAACTGGCAATGAAGGGGAGGTCGGGGCCTTAGTTTCAACCCCTGGCCTTAGACTCCTTGTCACACTTCCCACTTCTCCAGTACGTGGTGTTTACTGCGACTCCTCAGGGCAGCTTTGGGCTGTGGGCGGAAATGCTCTTTATCAGATTGGAAGCAATTGGGCTGCGACTTTAGTTGGAACGCTTCAGTCATCTTTAGGTCCGGTTTCATTTTCCGACAATGGTCTTCAGGTCGTCCTGGTTGACGGCACTTATGGTTATTTCTGGACGATGAGCGATCCAAGCACATTTGTCCAGATAGTGGATGAAAGCTTCTATGGAGCAAATTCAGTCTCCTTTTTAGATGGCTACTTAGTTTTCAATAAGCCAAATACCTCACAATTTTATATCACGCCTATCAATGCAGTTACTCCCTTCAATGGACTTGATACCGGATCAGCGGAAGCTCATCCGGATAATTTGGTTGGACTTACTGCCCTCCAAGAGAACCTGTATCTCTTCAGCAAAAAGCACATGGAAGTCTGGTACGATAGCGGAAATTCAAGCTTTCCTATCGCACGAGTCCAAGGTGCTGTCATTGAAATTGGATGCGCGGCATCTTATTCCATTCAAGCTATTCAGACTGCCGTCTATTGGTTAGGCCAGGATAACAATGGACGGGGAATCGTTTACAAAGCGCAGGGGCTACAGCCGCAAAGAATCAGCACCTATGCAATTGAAACCCAAATAGAGTCCTTAGGAGATCTTTCTTCCGCTCGAGCATGGACCTATGAACAGTCGGGACATTACTTTTATTGCTTAAACTTGCCAGGCGCGAACACCACATGGGTCTACGATACGACTACGGGACTATGGCATGAAAGGACCTACCTTTCTCAAGGCTCTTACCAGCGGCATCTTGCGGATTGTCATGCGTTTGCTTTTAATACGAACGTGGTCGGTGACTATGTGAGTGGGAATGTATACGCATTAGACCCTACTATTTATTCCGATAATGGTTCAGCGATACGACGCGAGCGCACGTCACCCCATCTTTCTAACGATTTACTGAGGATATTTCACAGCCGTTTTTGGCTCGATATGGAAGTGGGCCTTGGATTAGACGGATTAGGCCAAGGAACCGATCCACAAGTCATGCTCGCCTGGAGTAATGATTTTGGGCATTCCTGGTCTAACGAACACTGGGCATCCGCAGGTCAAATCGGCGCAAGAAGAACAAGGGTCATTTGGAGAAGGCTAGGTGCTGCTCGTGACCGTGTCTACCGCGTACAGATTACTGATCCGATTAAAGTGACACTTTTAGGCGCTGAAATTGATGTTGAAGGAGGTTCATCCTAATGGCTGACGTCCCTCCAGTCCCGTATCAGACGCCGCTTACTACTGGAAAGGGACTTCTTACAGTCCCTTGGACGGCTTGGTTTAGACAACTTTTTGCAAGAGTCGGTGGAAATAGTGGCCAGGTACTCATCAATCCGATGACTACGGTTGGGGACATAATCTATGGGGGTATAGATGGGAACCCTTTTCGCGTGGTTGGAAATACCGCGGCAACTAAGAAGTTTCTTTCTCAAACAGGCACTGGGTCACAAAGTGCGACGCCTGCGTGGAATGTCCTTTCTCTCTCTGACATTCCACCAGGCAATGTTCGCACGGTTACAACCAATACCTCGTTAGTTTCAACCGATGGCCTCGTTCGCTCAGATAGTACAAGTGGAAGCCTCACGCACACTCTACCTGCTTGCGCCAGCACTTCGACAGGAACAGAGATCACGGTGAAAGACGTAGGATCGGCAGGATTCGGAACGTCAGTCAAAGGCAGTGGGAGTGACAATGTCGACGGAAGCAATACCTATGCAACAGTGCTCGTCCAGTATGACTCAAGGACGTTCGTGAACAATGGAACGAGTTGGGATGTGATATGAATACTTCTCCGCTTATTCAAGAATCACCTGGCCAGAAAATCCAAAATGCCCTTTCACTTCTAGGTAAGGAAAAGAAGTCGATCCGCGAGATGCGTGAGCTTATCTTAGGACTAGAGGCCGCGATGCAAGCAATGCCTGGATATATCCCCGGCGAATCATTCAAGACCACTCACCATTTTGAACCCGGTATCTATATGCGCGAAGCATTAATTCCAAAAGGAATGATAGTCACAGGAAAGATACATAAAACTGCGCATCTCAATATCCTTAGCCAAGGAAAACTTACCGTATGGACTGAAAACGGAATGAAAACACTCACGGCTTCAACTGTGGTCAAATCATTGCCAGGAATTAAACGAGTTGGTTATGCCCATGAAGATTCTATTTGGATTACTGTCCATCAAAATCCTAGTGACGAACGAGATTTAAAAAAAGTTGAAGCGCGTCTTTTCGCTGAGAATTTTGATGAAGCTTATCTCGCTTCTCCTAGACACTTTCAGGATGCGATTCATTTTCTAGGATTTTCTCCAGAAGAAGTGAAAGCACTATCAGAGCATCCCGATGATCAAATTAGCTTTCCAACCGATACTGATGGGATTCGCATTGGGGAATCCGTTATCCATGGACTTGGAGTATTCGCGACTAAACGATTTGAGAAAGATAGCTTCATTGCCCGTGCAAGAATTCAAGGAAAAAGAACACCAATGGGTCGCTTTTGCAATCATAGCGGAAATCCAAATGGGGAAATGATTATGCGGGAAAGCGGCGATGTCGATCTAATCGCCATGAAAGATATTGAACCTGGCAATGAAATTTTAAATGATTACTATTTATCATTTGTTAATACGCGTCCGGAATTATTATTAGCCGGAAAAGGGAGGGTAGCAGAATGTCAGCTCTCATTGGGGGAATAGGCGGAGCTTTAATTGGCAGCGCGGTGATTAGCGGTGGTCTCGGATTAGCCGGAGCTGCGGTGTCTAGTAACGCGGCAGGTAAAGCAGCAGACGAACAATCTCAAGCTGCACTTCAGGCGGCTCAACTGCAGTACCAGGCCTCGCAGAATGCGACCGCTGTGCAGCAGAATGAGTTTAATCAGCAACAACAAAACATCGCTCCGTGGCTTCAGGCAGGGAAAGGTGCTCTTTCCCAGATGTCTTCCATGGCAGCACAGCCAGTGAGTTTCACGCAGCAGGATTTTCAAAACAACATGGACCCTGCTTATCAGTTTGATCTCCAGCAGGGGCAACAAGCTTTGGAGCGTTCAGCGGCTGCCCGAGGCTCCCTCATGAGTGGCGGAACCTTGAAGGATTTGACTAATTATGCCCAAGGATCCGCATCAAATGAATATCAGAATGCTTACAATCGCTTCATGAACAATCAAAATACACAGTATAATCGACTCGCTTCGCTTGCTGGAACGGGACAGACTGCCGCAGGTCAAATAGGTCAAGCCGGAATGAATATCCC